CTAAGAGGTCGCCAGTTCGGTCGAACCGGATAGACGACATGGAATTACCATTCACAGATCCTTGTATCGTTTGTTTTTCGATAGACTGTGAAAAGTTAGAATGCCTTTTAAAGGTGGACGTAAAAAACGATATCTCAGGTTCACCCATGATGTGTTCATCTTGGGCACCTAGAGCTATTAATTGTACGATTCCAGAAGACATACTTATTATTATAAAGTATTTTTAAATTAACGAGTATGCGACGCTCTGGAATCTAACATCCTAAATTTTTATTTTTACAAACAAATTTGAAAACGAAAACCGAAGCCGACACATCAGCTGAATCTCCGTTTTCTCTATCCAAATTAAAAGTTAAACGACTCAACTTTCGAATAGGATTATGATAATATTGGCTTATGGGATATTCATTTTTGAATGAAATTACTTTAGTTCCACCTGTAGCTCCAGTGAGAGAAACGTGAGGTCCAACCACGGTTCCGAAAACTCCATTTAAGTGGTTGTCGTCAGCTAAATTTTGATTCCATTGTGTTTCCGTTCTCGCACGCTGTGAAAAGAAGGTTCGAAGTTCCTCAATACCTATGTGAATAGCTGTCTGTGCTGAATCGCCGGAAGTAAACACGGCCGAAACTAATTGAGCCTGGATGACATTATCCAAAGGTGTAGGTAAATGTACCACAAAATCGGGGCCAGTACTATCAACTACGACGGTGTGAATTTCATGATTAATATCTGAAAGAATTGGCTGAGCTGCCATTTATATTAACTCAGATTAAAGTCTAGGCAAGTCCGATGCCATCGACGATCTTGTAATTGGCGTGATCACTGACCAACTTACCACCACCGCACACACCACCAGTGCTGGTAGAGTAAACGCTGTTGCCGAGGCACTCCTCAGTAGATGGGAGGTTATGAATGGATTCCTCAGAAACGGGGGTGACCGTGACTGGGCTGGGCTGGAACATGCTGGTCTTGGGAGGGTAGAAAAAGGACAGGACCAATAAAAGGGCGAGAACGATGAGGATGGTTCGTATGGTTCGGCGGTTAACGCTGTTAAATTTCATTTATAGTCTACTGATATTTTTTTATAAAGTGCGTTAAAGAGAAAAGATTAGTTTCAATATAGAGAGTAATGGACGGTGAAATCACTCTCGATCGAGGAGGTTCTATCATGAAACTCGACGACAGTGAACAGGCTGTACTTGACGAAATTCAATTAGATTTTCCCAAGCCTCAAGTTATGCATCGGCCTGGAAACGCTTCACAGATTCATAAAGCACCACCCCGTAAACATGTGGCTTTTCAGGAAGATATGGATACGTTCGCTAATCCGATGAAACAAAATGATCCACCCCCACCGAAAATGGATGAACCCATAGATTACGGGGAATACGATGGCGGAGAGCAACAAGAGTCGTACGATTATAGTGGTCCCATGGATGAGCAGGAAGAAAAGCCATCTCCCGGATATAAGACGGTCGATGAGGAAAAGGCCGATCTCGTGAATAAGCTCGGACGTTTGGAAAAGCGTGGTTTTACCATTAATAAGCGATTAAACGTTTATTCCCCCGTAGATGAACTCAGAACCGAGGTTAAGCGTATTACGTACAGCATAGATGTAGATAAATCTATCAAATTTTCTAGACGAATGCTCATCGCATGTGTGACTGGTCTAGAGTTTATGAATAAACGCTACAACCCATTCGAGCTTCAACTCGATGGCTGGAGTGAGAATCTCATGGAAAATCAAGATGATTATGATGAGGTTTTCGAGGAACTATACGTGAAATACCGAACGAAGATGCACGTCGCCCCAGAGGTTAAACTCATAATGATGCTCGGAGGTTCGGCGATGATGTTCCATCTTACCAATTCTATGTTCAAATCGGTCATGCCCAACGTGAACGATGTCATGAAGCAGAACCCCGGGTTGGTTGGTAATATGATGAGTGCTGTGCAAAACACTATGACGAACCAGTCGCCCGCATCTTCACCATCAGGAGATCGTCATGAAATGAAGGGTCCCGGACTCGACATTTCGAGCCTAATGGGAAATATCATGATGCCACCCGCGCAAGCCATGAACACCACGAATTTGATACCCCGACCTCCGGTAGATTTGGAAGAGGATGACGATATATCTGATATTGTTTCCGCGAAAGATCCAGAAGAGACTGAAGATGGGGATGTCAAGGAGGTAAAGGTCGGTCCAGCAAAGACCACGAAGGGTAGGCCTCGTAAGAAGAAGGTTGAAATAAATTTATAAATATACTATAAATGATAGGCTATTGTCCGATCGACTTTGATGAGCCGTTCGGACCTCCACAGCCTCCACCTATTAAACAGGAGGTCGTCGTGAAACAAAAAGTTCAGCCCGTCGTCGATGAAACAACAGAGTGCAACTATGTCGTCATGTTTTTCATCGTCGGGGTTATCGCGCTAGCCGCGATGGATTCTATTAAGAAATAAGTATCGCAACCGTACCATGTGAATATCTTCACATGTTACGTTTGAATGTCATCTACATAATACCACGTGACTATAATACGTTTTTTACCTTTTAGAACTGGATTTCCTCTATGTAAATAACACCAATTTGATGGAAAAATTATAGCTTGCCCTTTTGATGGTTTTATTTTTTTATGTATGAATTCAGTTTCACCACCTTCAAAATCATCTGTTAAATATAAAATAACAGATATCTGTCTATGATACTCACTCCTAGATTGTATAGTACCTTGATCGTGGTGGAACCCATATTCCTGTCCTTCTATGTATTGAATTATGCGTATATCTTCTCTCCATGAAGTTGTACTATCAGCACCAGGTAATGGATGTTTGTTATAGCTTGGATTAATGTATAAAATTCTCCGTTTATATTCGTCGAGTGCTAAATTTATTTTTGTATGTATTATTTTTGTAATATCGTCATTCTCGAGTAAAGCACACTCCGTACTGGTTCTCCCGGGATCAATTTTTGTTTCTGGACCATTAAATGTGGTGCTTCTCGTAAATGAAAGATTTTCGTCTACAAACTTATTCAATTCATATAATTCATCTTCGTTAAAAACGGGTATGACTTGAATAAGATTATCCATATGTAAACAGATCGTATATCCTTTAATTATTTTCCAATTCGGAAACGCGTTCCAATAAAGCGTGATACGCTTGTTCCATGACTAATATTCGTTCTTGTAAATTTGATGTTTTTAATTTTTCGCGATCTAAATCTTCTTGATAACCGCCTATAATTTTTTTAAAATGTAAGACACTGTCATCAGTTTCTGTTTGGTATGAAATTATGGTATCTCTCGTTTCCGTTTTAAATGTTGAAAATTCCGTTTTAAATGCTGAAAAATCCGTTTCTGTTTTTTTATCGGCATTTATGAGATCATCTTTAAATGCTAAAACGGTAGAATCTAGTAGTGAAACATTAGATTTTATAGTTGAAAGTTTTGTCTCTAATATATCTACCGCATCTCGAAATGTAGGAATTTTACTAACTTTTATATTTCCAGAATTATCACCTATAGCCGTATATGATCCCATAACATCTACGCTAATATGCGCATAATCAATTTCCGGAAATTTTATTTTCATTTTTTCTTCCTTTTCTTTTTCATATATCTTCACGACACGAAGATTTCGAACTTCGTCGTTATCATCATCCGAATCTATAACGGCGGGTATTTGGACTGAATTTTTAGATACAACGACTTTGTACATCCTAGTATATTCAATTAAATTAAATTATGAGATTAAACTGGCACAATCTTGGAAGGCCTCCCGGCGCTGGACCACTGCTTGTAATTTCTAACCACTTGAAAGCATAATATAAATAACTCGCCGTGAGAGTACCAAAATCTATAACAACCGGACTTTGAGAGTTGGAAGATCCAGTCCCTGTATTTATAGCTTGATCCATAGAAAATAAAAGATTCCAATTAGTTCCATCATTACTTCCAAGTAATCTTAATTTTTGTGGAAAATTTGCACCTGCTTGTGATCGTATTACTATACCTTCCACCTGTTGAGCAGATGGTAATTGTATCTTAACCCATGGTCCGTTATACGTTCCCCATCCTGTCCAAGTTGTGGGGTATTGTTGATATGAACTACCATACGTTGTTCTTCTATAATAAATATTATTAATGAAAACCGTATCAGCGAAAACGGTGGTCCCTATACCAGCACCACTATAATTAGTACTCGCAGATCTATCAAAAGCATTTATTAAATCTGTCGCAGGATCTGCGTGTCCAGATATTGTATACCCGTTTTGTGTAGTAGATGTCATGACGGGTGGTAATAATTGAGTGGATGTATAATTAGAATACGTTCCATATGTAAACGAATTTATGGTACCGGTAGGATTAGATGAACCTGCTATTAGATTAAATTGCGCAAGACGAGGAAGGTATGTCCCAGTTTGTTGTGTATTTGCGAGCCATTGGAAAACATATCTATTATACGATGCCGAAGGTGTAAACAATAATACATTGGCATTACTCCCGTAGTAGCCGGAAGCAGTTCCACCTGGATTTGGTATAGTGACATCCGTCGAAAATACTAAGTTCCAATTGGTTCCATCCGTACTTCCGAGTAATCTTAATTTTTGTGGTACAACTAACGAACCAGTCGCTCGCACCACTATACCCTGAATAGTTATGGAACTTGGCAAATCAACCCTTAACCAAGGT